CATGTTATTTGTCTTTTCAAAAATAGGTTAAATAATTTTAGATTCCAAATTAAATGCGTTGTAAAATAAAATCAAACGCATCGTGTAAAGTGACTGTGCGATAAATTTCAGCCATGCGATAAGCGTGTTCCCATGTCGGTGCATACCAAGTTTTGGTGTACAATTCTTTGCCTTCTTCTGTGCGATAAACGCATTCGTAAATGTTGATTGTCATATCCATACCACGAATATACAACCATTCAATTGTAAATTCCAAATTCCAAATATAAAAAGATTAAAAAAAAGTGAGAATTAACCCACTTTCTTTGTGAATGGTCTTATTTTTTTGTGAGTGACTTCAACATCTCAATCAATTTGGGGTGTGGGTACACATCCGCTTTGTCTGCTCTTACTGAATTATGGGTGAATACACCTTCCTCGCCCTTCAATGCCCGTTTGCTTACATCCCAAATGTCCTCGTAGTATGTCAAATCAATCCCATACTTGGTTGACCAATGCAATAACAACTCCTTTACCGATTCAATTTGTGCATCTGTGTAGTTCTGCCAATACTTGTAACCCTTGTATGGTTTATCCAATTCAATTACATCGTCCTTCTTAATTTCACCACCTACATAATTATAATACTTACCACCTTTTTGTGTTAATGGGCCGTAATTACATATCTCAATACCAATGGATGAACGATCCAACGGAAGGAATGGCAACCCCTGGCTCATAAAGTGCTTTGTACCTAATCCCAAATGATACGCCCAACACTCGCTTCCAAACCCTTGTACGATGGTTCCGTCATTGCTGATGGCCACGCAAGTTGCAACCTTGTTGGCTTGTGATTCCCAATACTGAAACACTTGTTCGCCACTTGGTCCACCCGCAGTGTGGTGTAAATAGATTTGCTTCTTTTCAATCTTTTCGTAATTGTACGAACGGAAATGTACTTGTTTAGTTTTCATCCTTCTTACTAAATTTATCAATTGATGTAAATCCCAATGTTAGAATCGTTACCCATTCAACCGCTTCCACCAATTCTTTGGATGGTGCGATGTCCTGGGGTGACATAGAATTGTGGGCCATTGTTCCAAATAGTACAAACGCCCCGATGATTCCCACGAAACGCTTTGAACTGAATTGACCTTTGTCACCTTTGAAAATCTCTAATATCTTTTTCATTATCCTTGACCTCTACTGGCTTTTTTTGATTTGTGTTTGTTGATGTGCTTGGTATGTCTGCCCAATTTGTTTTTGGGCTTCGCACGGAATGTCGATGTGTTACTTGCCTTTGCCATTATTTTATCCCGTTAAGCCTAAGCATATTGTTAATGCTAATTGTATCCATTTCGGCCATCGCAGTATCGACGCCCACAAACATCATTGTAACGGCGTATTTTTCAACTTTAGCCTGTGCCTTAAATGTCTGAGTTTCTGCTGCTACTACCGCCTCCTTTAATTCTGCTTTCTCTTCAACCTTAACTGCAACTAATTCCGCGCTCATTGTCTGCGCCAACTTGGTAGCCTGCCCTGCTGTTTGCAAATGCCCTTCCACCTTCTTTAGCATCGCCTCCACTTCATCGTAAGGCGGTTGCTGAACTGCCTGAATAGGTGTGCAAATCCAACCTAAGAAAAGCACAGTTAAGAAAATTAAAGCAAAGTTTTTCATAGCTTATTCATTGTATTCATGATTCGTATTTCCGTGATCGCGGCAGCCAGTGCACTGTCGGATTTCTTTAACGCGTAGCTGAGGCGATCTATCTTAATATCTAGCGCGTCGATTTTTTGGTTGCTCTTTTCAATTTGTTCTTTATAGCCCGCCCTAAGGTCAACATACAAATAGCCAACAGCCAGTAGCATACAAAAAGCGACTGAAGCAACTGGGTTTTTACGGAACTGGTCAAAGCTAACAGGTAGCGCATTGGTGGCTAGGGGTTTTTTCGGGGCGGTCATTATATTGTAGGTTGGATTGGCTTAGGAACTTGGCAAAATTCACTGTCTGGAAACTTGGCGCAGAACGATTTTAAGTAAAGGCTTTCATCTCCAGAAAAAGTATGCACCCCACAAGGATTTGGATAGACCGCATACGGCTCAAACTCTTTCGGGGGTTCTGCATAGAATAGAATATCAACCGCCCATTTATCGGATAAAACTGCGGGGGTTTTAACCTCCATTCCATCCATTACGGCGGGGGTAATTACAATAAATCCCAATTCAACAACTGCACAATCTACCCAACTTTGGACTTTCGTTCCGTCGGGTGTGGTTGTAGTTTGCTCTATTAACTTGCGTAGCGTTGCCCATTCGGTAGGGGTGAACTCGAATTTAGCGAAGGTTTTCATTTAGATAGTTGTTAAGGATGCAAGTTCTGAATTGGTTAGGCGGGTTGGGAATAGGATGGCTTGGTTTACTTCTTTGCTATTTGGGTAAGCATTTTGAAAATATGCATCGCTTAAAGCGGGGATTGAAACGCTTGTATCATTGCCGTAATTTGCACCATTTACATAAAAAACAAAATCATTACTCGCATAACCAATAGCACATTTATAACGCGTTCCAATTGTCATAGTACCAAATGCAACTCCCGCATCTACACTTGTTCCATTTGTCAATCTGCCATACAAAGCACTATTGTAATTTGAAATTGCGATATTGCTTGTTCCATACGATTGCTCACCTATTGAAAAAATAGGGTTGTCTACATTTGCAGTTCCTAAACCTTCCCAAACAAAATCCACAAAAATTGTACCTTGACTCTGCCCAATCAAACTACTTATCCCCGTCTTGCTACAAGCATCCGCCACCCTTGTGGCACTTGCTGATGTGGTTGGGATGTAACTGGTTTTGTACGAACTGGCTTCATACTGTGCGCCCCATATATAAATACTTTGATTGCTTCCAGAATATGTGTAAGTTGTACCATTAGACAAAAATATATTAAAATAGGTCGTTCCCGCTACAAGGATTTTTGTAAAAGAAACTCTATACCACCCATTCCCAACGCTTTCAATTTCTCCATCACCGCTTCCTTTTGTTCCATTGCTTAAATTAAAAATTGCGCTGTCATAAGGTGTGCCATCATACAATCTAATCCCGCAATGACTTAATGTGTTTGCTTTGGCATAAAATGAAAATGTGTGACTACCCGCAGATGTGCTAACATTTTGATAGCAATAATGCAAATCATTTGTACTATTGTCAATTAATGTATCCGCGTTCTGCGTTCCATCGGGCGATATTGCAGTATTTGCCGTTGTTGTGACATTCCCTAAAAGCCAAGCCGCATTATCAAACTGCTCCGAATAAGTCACCAAATTCGTACTCTGCTTCTCCAACAACAAACTAGGACATCCGCCCCCGCCATTTTGATAAGTTAGGCGTGGAACATTTAAGCGGTCGGTAGTGGGGAAATAGGGTTTGGCGGTTGAGCCGATGTTTAGTTGTGCGCCCCATAAGAAGAAATTATCTGCGGTTGTATAGTTGCCAACTAAATCGCCACTTTTTGCCGAATAACTTTCAATTGGTATAGTCGTAATTGTTGCATTGATTGAAATTGTATATTTATACCAACCATTGCCAACACTTTCGCTATTGTATGAAGTTATATTTTGAACTCCACTATAATAACTAATAAATTGACCATTTGATAAATTCCAATAAATCCCATTTGATGCACCTAAATACATCATCATTTGCGTAAGTGTACCCGCTTTTGCGTATAAGGTTGCAGTATAAGATTGCCCTACAATCGCATTAATTGAATCTTGACCAATGTAAAAAAATGATGATGTTAAGGTAGCATTTGCCGAAAGTTTGTCGGCGGTTGTTGTGCCATTCGGCGCGGCTATATCATTTGAAGCAATGGTTGTTCTTACTTTAGTCCATACCCCGTTGCTTAAATCCTCACTATAATCCAACAAATTCCACGGAGTAACCTCCACCAACCCCGCACTATTTATTCGGGTTCCGTTGGATGCTCGTGTAAATGATAAATCACCCGCACCCGTTTCGGGTATTACCGAATAGACCACATCTTCCTTGTAGCCACTCGGAATCATAATTAAACTTGCTTGTTCTAATAAAGTACTCATACCCTTAATGCGTT